TAAATCAGATGGAAGAGTATACTCCAGATTTTGATCAATTATTATTTTATTTACCTTTAGCAGGTTCTGCTTTCAAAAAGATTTATTATGATGACACAATGAAAAGAGCAGTAAGTAAATTTGTTGCTGCTGAAGATTTGATTGTGCCTTACTACACTACAAGTTTACATGAGTGTGAAAGAATCACACACGTTGTGAAGATGAGTGAAAACGATATCTTGAAAAAACAAAAGACAGGTTTTTATCGTGACGTAGATTTATTAAATGCTGATGAAGAAGATGAGATACAAGATAAGTATAATGAGATAGAAGGTATATCAAGAACTTCATTAGGAGATGATTATCAATTTAATATTTTAGAAATGCATGTTGATTTAGATTTAGACGAATACACTTCAACAGATGATGAGAAAAGAATTAAGATTCCTTATATCGTAACAATCGATGAAGGCTCAGGTAGAATACTAAGTATATATAGAAACTACAGACCTAATGATGAATTGTTCAGACGCAGAGAATATTTTGTACATTTTAAATTTTTGCCAGGTTTAGGTTTTTATGGTTTTGGATTAATACACATGATCGGTGGTTTATCAAAAACTGCTACTGCTGCACTAAGACAACTATTAGATGCAGGTACTTTAAGTAATTTACCAGCGGGATTCAAGAGCCGTGGTATCCGAATAAGGGATGATGATCAACCCTTTCAGCCTGGTGAATTCAGAGACGTAGACGCACCTGGCGGAAACATTAAAGATCAGTTTCAAATCCTCCCCTTCAAAGAGCCAAGTCCTACTTTAATGAATTTACTAGGCTTTGTCGTGCAAGCAGGACAGCGTTTCGCTTCTATTGCTGACATGAAAGTGGGTAATGATACACAAAACAGAGCTGTGGGAACAACATTAGCACTTTTGGAACAAGGCTCACGGGTCATGAGTGCAATACATAAGCGTTGTTATTATGCAATGAAGCAAGAATTTAAGTTATTGCATGAGATTTTCAGCGAATATCTTCCTCCAATTTATCCATATGCGACTTATGGTGGTAATCAATTTGTTAAAGCAGCAGATTTTAGTGAAGATATTGATGTTATACCGTATGCTGACCCTAATATTTTCTCCGTTAGTCAAAGGGTCACGCTTGCTATGGAGCAGTTACGTGTAGCACAGGCTGCTCCACAGCTTCATAATATGAGAGAAGCATTCAGAAGAGTGTATGAAGCACTTGGAACGAAGCAAATTGATCAAATTTTGAAGCCTGAACCTCCAAAAATACCAAAAGATCCAGCTTTGGAGAATGCAGAGGCGTTAAGAATGCAAGTTCCTAAAGCTTTTACCACACAAAATCATGATGCACATATTGTTTCGCACCAAGCGTTTATACAAACACGTATGGTACAGGTAAATCCTATGGTTTATGCACTTTTACATGCTCATATTGCTGAACATGTGTCTATGAAAGCAAGAGCACAGGCATTAGCGATCATCACAACACAAAGACCTGACTTAATGGCAATGAAAGATCAAAATCCAGAGCTATTTCAGGTAGAATTTGATAGTATTGTGGCTTTACGTACTGCTGAATTGACACAAGATTTACAAAAAGCAGAAGAATTAACTTCAAAAGGTGATGAGTTGGTACAATTGAAGCAAAGAGAGCTTGATTTACGTGCAATGGACATGCAAAGACGAAATATGGAGTTTCAACAAGAAGAAACAAGAAAAGTTAGTGAGTTTGATGAAAAACTTGATCTTGAAAAGATGAAAAGAGAGGATCAAGAAGCACAAGCTAAGGAAAGAATTCGTGTTGCTGATGATAAAACAAAAATTGCAGCTACAAAAGTAGCAAATGACATAATTAAAGGAGGTAGAAGTGGCGGGTAAGCGTTTTGGTTCACCACCTAAAAAAGGTCCAAACTCACAAGGTATGAAAATAGATTATTTTAAAGATGGTAAGATGTCTGTGGTAAGTAAATCAAAAGTAAAAGAGTTACAGGATAAAGCAAAGGCATTTAAAATTGGAGCTCTCTCAAATTTAGGTTGCCCTTATCGTGAAAATGGTGTAAAAAGTGATATTAAGGGTATAAGTAATATACAAGTTAAAGGGAAAAAATTTATTGGTGTTAAATGATTGCTGGCGATTCTTTAGAATACGAATTTATTACAGAAGAAATAAAAAAACTAAACTTGAACGATATAGTCCTAACTTGCGAAATAGGATTGCGAAGAGGGCTTGGTTCTAAAACAATAATGGATGCTGTTATCGCTAAAGGTGTTGAAACATATAGACACATAGCTATAGATCCTTATGGTAATTTAGATTACCAGCATTATGATGATGTTCCCTCAGCTACAGCAGATTATACAGATCATATGAAAATAGAAACTTTGTATGATTTGGTCAAATATAAAGAGTTTGCTTTTTTTGAATTTCCTGATACCTACTATTTTGAAACTATGAAAGGTGGATATCCACTAAGTATTGATGGTAAAATAGAAATGCACGATAAATATTCAGTAGTGCATTTAGATGGGCCACATACTACATTAGCTGTAGAGCAACAAATCACTTTTTTCATGCGATATATGGAAGATGAAAGTATATTGATTTTAGATGATCACAAAACTTTTTACAAACAATCTATAGATTGGTGTTTGAAAAAAGTAGGTTTTAAAGTTGTAAGAGAGGGTGATAGAAAATTAATTTATAAAAGGGAGAAAGTATAATGGCACTAACTGCACTAATAGCACCTGCTACTAAACTGATAGGCAAATTTATAGAGGATAAAGATCAAAAAAATAAACTTGCACACGACTTAGCAACTATGGCAGAGAAACATGCACAACAATTAGCTAAAGGTCAAATAGATATAAATAAAGAGCAAGCTAAACATCCTAGTATATTTGTTAGCGGAGCCCGCCCCGCAATAATGTGGGTCTGTTGCTTGGGGCTACTATGGCAGTTCTTCGTAGGACCAATTTTAACTTGGTTTACAGGTATCTGGATGCCTGATGTAATACCTCCTGAACTTGAAGTTGAAGGCCTCGTCACGTTAGTCATGTCGCTTTTAGGACTCGGAGCCATGAGATCCTTCGAGAAGTCAAAAGGTATTGCTAGAGAAAACATGAAAAAATGATAAAACGTATTCATATTAATCAACATGTCATACGATCTAATAAAAAAAATAATAAAGATGATCCTGTTATTACTGTTAAAACTTCTAAAGAAAATTATTATGCCGAAGAAGTGGTAATAAAAGGAGATAGTAAAGTTGTGTATAGTCCAGATAAACCATTATCTTGTGGTGCTAAAGTTTGGATTGAAACAAAAGCAATGTTAGTGTTGAAAGAAAAAGATTTCAAATTAAAGATTATATAATGATCGATATAGAAACTTTACAACAATTTAGACGTATTATCAAAAAAAAGTTGGAAGATGTAAAAGAAGATATATGTTACAGTATAGACACAATAGATAAGTTACAGTATGCTAAAGGAAAACTCAGTGCTTATGAAGCATTGCTACGGGATCTTAATGACCTGCTTAAAAAGGAGAACGATTTAGATGACTTTAATAAAACCTAAACGCTATTTACAAAGTGAAGAAAAAATACTTGTACCAAAAGGTGCAAAACAAACCGAAGAATATCTTAAAATAATACCCAACCCAGTCGGATACAGATTACTAGTAAGACCATACTCTGGAAATAACAAAACAGAAGGTGGTGTATACTTATCTGATAAAACACAAGAGAACATACAAATGACAACTGTTGTTGGACTTGTAGTTAAAATGGGTGACCTTTGTTATAAAGACAAAGAAAAATTTCCAGATGGGCCTTGGTGTAAAGAAGGACAATTTGTTATTTATGGTAGATATGCTGGAGCTAGATTTAAAACTAAGTTTGGTGAGCATAGAATTTTAAATGATGATGAGATCATCGGAACAATTAAAAAACCAGAAGACATTCTGGCATTATTTTAAGGAGATAACATGGCTAATACAAACGAACAAATAGAATTAGATATTGATGATGTTAAAGAAGAAACATTAGAAGTATCAAATGCAACAAAAGAAGAAGAGAAACCTGTTCTTGAAGAAGTTGATTTGGGATATTCAGATCCTGTTAAAAAAGATACAAAGGCAGAAATAGAAAAAACAGAACCTGAAGTCAAAGAAGAAGGTGACGACTTACAGTCAATGTCCAACAAAGTTCAAAAAAGAATAGATGGACTCACAAGAAAAATGCGAGAAGCGGAAAGAAGAGAAAAAGCAGCATTAGATTATGCAAAAGGTTTACAAAAGAAATACTCTGATGTTGAACAAAAATTTACAACATCTGATGATAATTATTTAAAAGAATATGAAGCAAGAGTAGATAGTCAAAGAGAGCAAGTAAAGAATGTTTTAAAGAAAGCTATTGAAGAGCAAGATTCAGATAAAATTATGGAAGCTAATGATAAGTTAACACAATTAGCTGTAGAAAAAGAAAAAGCAAGATTACAAACAGCACAAAAAGAACAACAAAAGAAACAAAAGGAACAGGAACTAAAACAACCTGCTCAACAGCCTCTAAGATTCTCTTTCTAGGTACACCGCAGTGTGAGGACTCAGTGTACACAAAACTCACTT